TCCACACGGGACAGGCATGACACACCTCACGAGCAACAGCATAATACTCCTCTTGATTATCCGCTTCTAATGGCGGATACCACAAATCAATGTGCTTGCCCTTGCATAGGGCTTGGTCTCTCCACGTCATTAGTCATTTGCGTTTCGGAGAGTGCCCTCACGATAAAGTTTTACCACCTTTTGCGACGTTTCTTCTACGAATATTACCAAGTCACGCATTTTTTTATTATGTGCTTCTAGTTCTGCTTCTGTCTTTTTTACTTTTTCTTCCAACTCTCTGATGTACTTAAATAGTGCTTCCCAACCGTCATAGCGAAGTTCGGTCAAAGATAGGTTTGTATCTTTGGCAATCTGATGCAGGTCAACGGCGCTGTTCATCAGCAACGGGGCAATGGCGTTGAGTGCTTTTTGCATGCGTTCTATTTCTGGAACAAAAACACTTTTGGCAACTGAAGGTTTTCCATAAAAATCAAACAGGTGTTTCATCGTCGTGTTCAACACTTTCATGGCTAGTGGGTGGGTCACGGTCAACGCAGTCCCATCCGCAGCCGACATAGCCTGCGATGTCCAACCAATGGTCACGCTTTTCAGGAGTCCATGAGAGGCGGCTAATCTTCAACAATGCCATCATGACCGCAACGTCATGCGGAAAAATGACAAAGCCCTTTCGTTTGCCTCGTGTACGCATCAAATAAGCATGCCACAAATCGGCAGTCAAACTGAAGTCGTCGTAGGGGTCGCCGTAATCGTCGTTACGGTCACCGACAATCAGATTGGCTGCATCAATGAGTACTTGTTGGCGTTCGTTGGATGCCATGGAATCTCCCTGTTGTTTACCTTGTTTACCAGTTTAGCGAAGTCTACCAGCGAATTGACACGATAGGACACCTCAAATTGATTGTTCCATGGGTGGTCGTGAAGCACGGCAAACACGCCAGCCTTTTCTAGTTGTTGGTAGTACAAATGGTGGTCGTCAATCATTGCCGAATGTTCCTTGGCGGTATGGGCAAGAATGGTCTTGTCGTTGGTGAAGTGCAGGTGGTCTGGAACGAGGTCGTGGTCGTGCAACCACTCGGCGGTCTGTGCCCACGCCGTTGTTGGGCGGGCGGTAATGACGTGCAATTTGACTCCCATATTCCTTAACATCTCCCAACCACCGTACACATTCCTCATTGGTGACTCGGATGCAAACAGACGATGGGTAACAGGGGCTGAGTTGAGTAGGGCGTCAAACTCCTTCTTGTTCATTCCCCAATCGTCGTAAAAGTCCCAATGGGTTGGTTCTGGAAGGTCTGTCATTTCCAGCACGTCTTCACAGTACTTTTTAAAGGCACTCATGAACGGGTAAACCACCCCATCCATGTCAATGCCAACGTCAGTGATTCTCTTTTGTTCGTACATTTTGTAACTCCATGTTTACACGAATGGTTGAGTGTATGTCTTTGTTCGTACATACGGGCGGATACTTGTTACTAATTACTGATACTGTTTTCCCGCATTTAGGACATTTGTAATGGTAGGGAAGTGACTTCATTGCTCCTCTTCAACGTCTATAACCTCCTGATAGAAAGCATCGGTGGCTGACGGTCCAAGACCTCCGTAAGGTAGGGCGTTGGCTTGGTCGGCTGCTCGTTGCCCAAACAGTCTAGAGAGCACGCCACTTGAACCACGAGCCTCTACCTCAAAACGCACAAGGTCACGGGTGTCGTTGATGTTTTTAAACTTCTCAATCATGTCAAAGGCTCTGTCCATCTCTGATGACAATGTACCATCAAGCCCTTGTCCTTCCAACTCTTCGGCAAACCTAGCGAACATGACTCGGCTAACCTGCATTTCAATCATGGCTCTTAGGGCGGCTTGAAGTTGGTCTTTAGTTCGTATCTCTACAGGCAACTTAAACGCACATTCTGCATGTTCCTTAAATGCGGGACATTTAGAGGCCAGATAACAATTATCGCACTGCCGTAAAAGTACTCCTGAATAACGAATTACGTTGGTTTGTTCTGGCGCAATTTCAATAGATTCCCCATGTTCATCAATGGTTTGTGAACCCATTGATGTTATGGTTTCTACGCCAATGACGGGCAATAATAACCTATCGTTTTCGTTCCGCTTTTCGGGAGGGGGTATAACAATACCTGTACCCCTGTTTTCCACATTTGCCAAACTACCACCATGGGGGGGTGTAATAATTATGTCACCACTTTCGGTGTCGTCTGAAGCATCCTGATTGGTTGATGTCATGGTGTCATAGCCCCCAAAAATGTGTTCTTCGTAACGTTTCCAAGACACGATTGCCAATTTGCTGACCGCATCCACTTCATCAGCCGCAACGTTCTCATAAGATACACCAAGTCGTTCAATATCTACCCTATGTCGTTTACGTGCTGAGTCTTTTTGTTGGGCTGGATAACGTCGTAAACCATGACCCGTCCACACCTGTGTTTCTCCGTAACGAACTGCGCTTGTCCAAGAATTGACCAGCACAGCATCCCATTTATAATTTTCAATGTTGTCTGGCTTTGAGGTCAATCCCACCATCTCGGCGTTCCAGCGCATGGCAATGGCATTTAAACGGTTGTGGTGGTGTTTTGTCAGGGCTTTGTCGCTGATGGCTACCCTTCCATTCCTTTGGCAAATCCAATTTAATCGTTCAAGGTCGTCTGCGTCGTTCCAGATAGGTACGTACTTTTCTCCTAACCATGTTCCATCGTAATCTGGGCGACCTATAACCAACGTTAAGTCATCAGCGTGCGCTCGTAAAAAGGCATCGTAGCGACCCACGTCCTCGTCTCCTTCTGACGTGTACACCAACAACTCACTATTTTCGTACTTCGTGCGTAGGTCTAGTTGCCTCTTCTTTGGAATTGCCAAGTGAGTCAAATTTATGCCAATACGACGTACTTTGGCAGACAACAACATTGAGGCATACATTCCTTTTTCTGCTCCGCCAAAGTAAATCTTCACTCCCATCCTGCCTTGCGCCAAACAGCCTGTGAGGAGAACGCCTCAACTTCTTTGCGGTGCTCGTTGCTGTGATACAGGCGCAGAACATGGATACACGGGTCCTGTCCCTCTTCGTACTGTTCTGCTTCTTCTTGGCTCATTGGCATACCGTCGTGCGGTTCGCAGATGGGTGGTGAACACCAACCCATTTTTACGCCAATTTCAATCCATTCGTCTTGCCTCATGTTTCTCGCCATGTCCTTTCTGCGTTTTTGAGCCGCTGCCTTTCTATCTCTTTTGTGATTTCTTCCCATCCCACTATTGTACGTGGTTGATTCCATTCTGGGCGTAGAATTTGTGGAACGGTAACAAGGAGAGACGGTATACCCTCTTTAATTACTTTGGCAACTGCCGCTGGGTCGTTGTCCACGTACCAATCAATTCGTGTATGTGCTGCATGCACAGCCCTTACTCTGTCAAGGCGATTGTCTGAACCAGTTTCCCAATGAAAATCAATTGAACCTGGCTTAAAACCTTCCTTTTTTAACCACTCCATGACAAGTTGATGTTGCGTTTTGTCAACGCCATCCACCAACAAACAAATGCGTCCGTTGTATGTAGGAAACAGCATGTTCCATAATTTACGTCCATGATTGTTTGGTTGACTAGAGCCAATCTCAGGAGACCTGTTGGCAATTACCTCAAACGTAACGACAATCACTTGTCGTACAATCCCAGCATTTGTCGTTCCTTACGGGTATACCATTCAGCGGCTGGGCAGTACATACACAGGTATTGACGTTTTTCTTTTGGAACACCAATCTTTCGTCCAACCGTCTTTGACTCGTCACACCAGTCCACACATCCTCTGTCGGGGCGATTGTGCTTGTTAAAGCAACGTAAAGCATCCACCTTTAATTCGTCACGGAAATCTTTGATAATGATGTCGTGGCGCTTCAATTCGTTCTTGATAGCGGTCTCGGCATCTAGTTTGTCGGCTGTGTCTTTGTCGGTGCGGAATATCAAGGCACGCCAATTGTCATAGTCTTGGTTGCGGGCCTTATGTCGTTCTAGGATGTCAATAAGTTCCATGTCGTATTCTGGTGGACCGTCGTAAGGGCGCATTTTGTAAATGACGCCATCAGTTTTCTTTCCGTTAACCACACGCCAACAGACGAGCAAGCGATTAGGTTGTTCTGACATGTTATTCTCCAAACGTTGTATATCAGGTTACAGTTGTTTTTTTTGTTCTTGGTTTAAGGCTATTGTCTAGTGCAAGTCCTAAAAATTCACCGTTATTGGGGTCTTCTACATACGTAAACGGCGGTGGTAAACGCATTGCACCAAATTGAGAACCTTTAGCAACTCTCACTAAAGAACCTGGTTCAATGTTTAATTTGGACTTTTCCTTGTCCAAGCCTTCTGGATACCATTCGTACACGGCTCCAACACGTGGTCTTTGGGGGCGACGACGGCTGTTATGTTGTTCGTTTTGCCCATGTGACATGATTACATTATAGTGTACACCAATTAGGTGGTAAGTCAGTCTGAAGGAGGTGATTTTGATTTGACCCTTGCCTCATATTCTTTCCTCTGAACCCATGCCAAATAAAA